CGGAGCCTTGGGTCCTGCCAGTTCAGCCAAGGCGATAGCGGCGAGCAGCTCGGTCTTGCCGTTGCCCTTGGGTGTGCCGAGCAGGGCGCGCTTGACCGTGCGCTTGTTGGTCGTGGGGTCGTACTCGTAGATCCGCCAGATGTAGGCACGCTGCCACGGCTCTAGCCTGAACGGCTCGCCAAACTTGTCGCCCTCACCGTGGACCAGATTGGTCTCAATCCACCGGCAGACCAAGCCACCCCAAGAGGGTGGCGGTGGACTACTGATCGGCGACGAGTAAAGCGGCCTCTTCTGCGGTGTCTTCAGCGGTGTCGGCTTCGATGTAGCGTGGGTCTGCTTCGCTGTTGGCTTCCGCAATCGTGGCGTTGGTGATCCTTGCATTCAGTTCCTCCAGGCTGCGAGCGGCTTCCCCATAGACGATGCCCAGTTGCAGCCCTGCTTTAGGGTGCAGACCGAACCGATCCTCCAGCTGCCGGATCTCGGCATCAACTGCTGTGCGCTGACGATACATCGGATTCAGGATCTTCTGCCCTTGCGAGCCTACGGTCATCGGCTCCTCACGCAGGTAGGTGTCCATTCGCTCGCGCTCCTCGTACATTGAGAAGAGCCGTTCAAGCGCAGGGTACTGAGCAGGCTGGACCACCTGAGCGAAGGGTGAAGCCCAGAACACTTCCCAAGACTTGACCCAGCGCTCGGTCAGATGCGCCGGTGGCGTAGGGATTGAGCGTGGATCAACCTCGATCTGGGGTAGCACGCCAAGGTCTTTGGTCGCTCGGTTCTGCCGTTTCTCGGCTGGTTTCTTGGCGCTCATAAATAAATCTCCAGACCCTACGCAGGCTCCACACCGTACAAGAGATAGACGAACTCGTCGCTGGGTACTGTAGCACGCACGCTTTCTAGGATTTTGACCGCCCTCCCCTAGAGCGATCACGCTTGGCAAAGCCCTTGCCCTTGAAGTGGACAGGCGTGGCTACCAGTTGCAAGATCATCCAGGGTCCACACTCGCAGCGCGGTCGGACTGGCTCGTAGCTGACTTGCAGTCTCTGCTCGATGCGGCCGCAGGTCGGACACTTGAACTCATAGAGCGGCATTAGGTTTCCAATCCTTCCCAGCCCAGTAGGGCTTGCCGTTCTTACGATCCTCTGTGCGGCGGCAGTAGCTGCACTCTCCGCAGGTCGGTGCGTCTGGCACGATGGCTCGCTCACACTGACCGCACCACAGCACCCTGCTACACGGTCGGCGCTTGCCAAGCCCACGGATGTCTCCAGGCTTGCAGAGGTGTTGGATCACTTCTTGGCTCGGCGTTGTGCGCGGTTGGCGATCTCTGTCTGCCCAACGCCTAGCCTGATCTTGCCTGACTGGATGGACTGGAAGAGCGGCTCCCACTTCTCGGCATAGACCTTGTCAGCGTCGTACTCGTCCATCGTTGCGGCTAGGCGTGCGCGGTCAACCGTGCCAGCCTTGGTGTCGGCGTAGTTGGCTTCTAGCGCTTGGTAGATCTCACCGACATTAGGGATGATCGAGAACGACTCGTGGAAGTCCTCCCAGTGGATCTGACCCTTGACGATGCGACCGTAGTCACGCACTAGCTCTGGCTGCGCCGTGTGATTGCTAACGATGACAGGGGTGCCGACTGCCTGCGCCTCAATGACAGGAACCCCAAAGCCCTCTGAGCGTGAGGCTAGGAGCAGCACATCGGCAGAGCGCGTGAGTCGAGCCAGTGTCTCTGCCGGTACGCCAGCGCGCATCTGGATTGAGTTGACCCAGCGGATACGGTCCTCTGGAGCGCCAAGCGCCTTCAGCAGAGGGATCAGGTTGATGCCGTCCATATGGCCCCACTTGTCGGTGTGCAGGTAGAGGTAGGCATCCTCACGAGAGACGGCGAACATCGTCCAGGCGTGAAGCATCTCAGGGAACGACTTGCGCTTCCCCTTGTTCATCGCCGTGATGATGGTCAGGTGCGCGTCCTCTGGCACTCGGAGCGTCTCGCGCATTGGCTGCACATCAACATTCCAGATCGAGCGGTCAATGGTGTGAGGGATGTAGGTCAGGCGATCTCGTGGTACGCCAGCCTGAAGCAAAAGGCGCTCGCCGTTCTTGCTCATCGCCACGATGTACTTGTTGCCACCCTTGATGCACCACTCCGCCACGCGGCGTGGCACAGGCGAGTGATCAACCGGCACCCAGCAGACCAGCGGCAGCTCGTGCCAGGCATCAGCCACTAAGGTCCACACATCGCAAAGGGTCATCCCAAAGGCTCCAGGCTCTCGTGCTGCTAGGGCGATGTTCTCAGGTCCTGAATCGTTGGCGTACTTCAGCAAACCTTCTGCGTAGATCTTGATGCCGTGCGACTCCATATTCACAGGAGCGCCATAGTTGGCAGCCACGCTGAAGTCGTGACCTGCCGCTAGTGCGCGGAGTCCGAGCTGCAACCCTTGGGTGGCGTAGCCGGTTGGCGCGATGATGTTGTTCGTGACCATAACGATCTTTGCCATTGAGTCCTCCTACTTGTGCTTGGTCACCTTGCCGTGACAGGTCCTGCATAGCGTCCTCAGCATATAGGTCGGCACGATCAACGCGCCACCCTCAGCCAGTGGAACGAGATGGTCGGCGGTCAGTGGGTTGCTTGGGTTGTTATCCCTCTGGCCGCACAGTTCGCAGAAGGGAACCTCTTTGCGCTTCTGGATCGAGAGCCTTCGCCAGTCTGGCGTGCGATAGGGCGATGGTCCACGGTTGCGCGCCCACTCGGTCGCCTTACGCGGTCCACAGACATTGCAGCGGTCACCGTGCGTGGTGAGTACGCCGCAGGTCAGGCAGGGGCGCTGCGTGCGCTTCACGCCTTTGGAAAGTTAGGGAGGCTCAGGTAGGGAGCCAAGATGCGAGCGAGATGCTCGGTTGCGCGTTCCTCTGCGTCCTCCAGTTGTGGCTCTAGGACTGCCCACGCCAACTTGCCGAGTGGCTCTTCCATCGTCTCGGTGACGCGCGCATATCGAGCAAGCACTAGGTGCAGCAGCTCGTGGGTCAGGATCAGGCGCTGCTTCTCTGGGGTCTGCGTCCAGAAGTCGTGGCTGACGCGAAGGTCAGCGGTTGGCTGCTGGGCGTGTGCGTCAATGTCTGCCCAGGCATCCACATCGGAGGCGGCCTCAACGATGGTGAGTTCCCACGAGTCAACGCCGAGCAGTACCTGTGCGTCGGAGACCCATCCCCTGAGTGCCACGAACTTGTCCTGCGCCTTAGCCATTTGCCCTCCTGTAGTGGTGGAGCAGGAGTGGAGTTGCACCACTCGTTCCTTGCTGACCGGCAATAGCCGTAATGGTCGTGCAAGCGTCTGCGCTGCCCCAGGTTAGACCCTGCCGATGGGAGGACTCCACCGGCAGGGCGAGTGACGGCAGCACACCAAAAGGTCGCGCCGTCGCTGACGAAGCGTAGCGCATCACTTTGGATTCCTGAGTGGAAGCGGAGAGACAGGTCGAAGCGGACAGCCTGCATCCCAACAGGTTGGATTGCGATCCTCGTCAGCGCCAGCGCAGTAGTTGCACATCCGCTCAACGGCAGTGACCAAGAGGCGCATTCGGTCAACCGGCATTACGCCAATGTTCCCAGCTGCGGCATCGGTCACCCACTTGGTGTCAGCGTCATCAACGAAGGTGCCGCCGTAGTAGCGCTCGCGCATCCAGTGAACGCTGCGGCCGTAGTTCGGCATCATCGTAAAGAGCGCGTTGAGTTTGATCCCTAGTGCTAGTGACCACGCCGTACAGGCGGCTTGGAACTCTCGTTGCTGTTGGGGTAGTTCACCTCGCTGATGGTCACCGCTAGCACGCCTCTGCCGAGCGGCGCGAGACGAGAGAACGCGGTTGGGGATAGATCGACGGCGCGACTCCTGCTGTTCCACGGTTTCTTTAGATCCCTCCTGCACAGTCCTGCGCACTCATCCCTCACTGTGACAATGACGCAGCGCGTCGGATCGTCAGCTCGGCACACCTTGATCTTGTATGGCTTCGCATAGTACGAGAAAGAGGCAACCGCTGCATACATCACCTGTTCGCCTCCACGGCCGCCCTGAGCCTTGGTCAAGTATGGACCACAGGTATCCGTCCTGCCTAAATACGACACGCCTCTAGGGCAGCGCGCGCCGTACCAAGTGGCGACACCGTGTGTCGGCACGCCGTGTGGCGTGAGGTCTGGTCCAGTGCTGCCGGTAAGCAGCGCTAGAGCCAGCAGGAGCGCTGTTATCTGTCTGTGTCCAGTAGGTCGATGAAGTCCTCAAAGTCAAGGATGATCATCGAGCGGCGCTTGGTGCCAGGTCCAGGTGCGTCGCCTACGACGAGCGCTGAGATCTGACTAGCGTTGCCATTCACCGAGCGCAGCCAACCGTCGTAGCGCTCCGAGTAGGAGCCGTTGCCCACCTTGCACTGGATGGCGATCCAGTCCGACATCACATCAACCTTGCCGCCAAACTGGCCGACGCGAGCGCCACCGATCTTCTCGGCGACCTCTCGCTCAAAGGCGTTGCCCTTGTTGCGTGCGCGCTTGCCGCGCTTCGCCTTCTCCGCGTTCTGCTCGTCAATATCTAGGTCGCTCATCTTGCTCACTTTCGTACCAACCTTCCCAGTCGAGCCTGACCACCATCCGAGAGGGTGAAGGCTGACTGATCTACTTCTAGGTGACCTGCCTTGATCAAGTCTGCAATCGTCTTCCTGTTGAAGATGTGTTCGTTGAGAAAGAACCAGCCGTCCGGTGCAGCTGCATCAGCGTAGCGGATGCTCAGCTTGGCGAACTGCCTGCCGATCTTAGGATCTAGGCACCAAGCGTCTGCGCCCTCTTGCACACAGCGGATGCCGTCATCCAGCTCGTCGCAGAGAATGTCGATCTGGCTCACTTCACGCAGGCCTTGTGCCGCCACTCAAAGCGTCGGCCGTTCTCGTGGATGACGAGTACGCGCTGTGCAGGGAACACGATGCGCTTCGGATCGGTGTAGTCAATGACCTTGCCGCACTCGGTGCAGTCGGTGACGGTCCACACCGGAGCC